TTTACTTTCTTGTAAGGTAGCAGTTATAAAAGTAGGTGCAAGTTCTGAAGTTGAGCTTAAAGAAAAGCAAGATAGAGTAGAAGATGCAATGTGTGCTACAAAAGCAGCTATAAAAGAAGGTATTGTGCCGGGCGGGGGAATTGCTTTGTTAAATGCAGCTACATTAGTAAAAGCGTCTAACGAAAATGAAAAAGTATTACTAGAAGCTATAAAAGCTCCTTACTTAACTATATTAAAGAACGCTGGTTTGGATGAAGTATATCCGCAAGGCAAAGGTAAAGGAATAGATGTTGTAACTGGTAAAAATGTAAGTATGATTAAAAAAGGTATTATAGATCCTTTATTAGTTACTAAAAGTGCTTTAAAAAACGCAGCATCAGTTGCTACTACAATATTATCAACCGATTGTGTAATCAATAACTTAAGAGTAGAAGATGAAAGCAATAGGTAGAAACTTAATAATAAAAATCATTAAAGAGTCAACCACTAAAACAAAAGGTGGTTTGATTCTTAATGAAAAAAGTAGAGAGGATATAAGATACCGCAAAGCTACTATTGTATCGATCGGTGAAGAAGTTGTAGGTGTTGATAAAAACGATACAATCTATTTCGACCGGAATGCTGGGCATGGGATAGAAATAGAAAACGAAAAGCTACACGTTATAAAAAACCAAGACGTAGTTGTTGTATTGTAATGCGAGTTAACGCTAAAGACATAAAAGAATTAAATTTATTAAAACATTACCGTGTAATACGTAAATGGGCATGTAGAAATAATGGTTTAAACGATGCAGATCTTGAACTACTTATTTATTTTGATTGCATGGATTATTTTACTAAACACGATTTTGAAATAGGTACATACGCTTATAGCTGGGATAATAGACGATGGAATAGGTTACTAAAAGAAGGTTGGATTGTTGTGTGGAGAAAACGCAATAGAACCACTCAGAAATATCATATATACAAAGTATCCTTTAAGTGTAAACAGCTAATAAGCCGCATGTATCGAATAATGTTAGGTGAAGAAGATATTCCAACTAGCGAAAAACGAAACAGTATAATGAAAGGCAAAACGTACACCGATAAGGTTTTACAAACTGCAATAAACAACGTTAATAAAGATAAAAACAGATAGATATGATAGACCCAAAAAATCCAAAAAAGAAAAACAAAAAGAAAAAATATAACAACGATCCTTACTCTTTAAAAGAAATACAAAAGTCTTACCCTAATGCAATAGCGGTATACCCTAGAAAAAATAGTTTAGGTTCTACAGTTATGTTTAAAGGTGGCGGGACTGTTAGTCTAAATAGAGGACGTTATACGCAAAAGCAAGAAAGTTTAGCTAGTGCTATAAATAAAGTTATAAATAAAAAATAAAAAATCATGAGTGGAGCAGCGGCAGCGTCGATAGGATTAGGAAAAAAACGCAATAATCAAGAGAGTTCTAATTTAGCAGGATCCGCTTTAGGGCAGCTAGGTATGCGAGTTTTAGAAAATAACCAAAATACAGTTGGAGCTGGTGGCTCGGATCCTTTTAACGGATCAAACCCTATGTCTCCTACACCTAATATACCTATGTCTGATTCTTATAATTCAGCTGCTTCTACGCCTGTTTTTCCTCCAGCTGTTCAAGAAAAAGCGGCGGCTGTATTTGGTACTAATGATCAAAGACAAGCTTCTACCAACGGGTTTAAGCAGGAAATTAAAGAAAGAATTATTTCAGATATAAGTTCTTTGTAAAATATAAATTAAAATGAACCTTTCTGATATAAAAATATACACTTTTAACAGCATTGCTTTTGCTATGAGTTTATCTGCTATAGAAACAACTTTAAAAATAGTATTACTGCTAGCTTCAATAGGTTACACTACACACAAATGGTACGTAAATGTTCTTAGGGATAAAAAAAATAAGTAAGCATATATCTTATAAAGAAGGTATACGTAGCTCAACAGCTAAAAGATTAGATATTGACAACGCTCCTAGCGATTATCATTTATCTAATATGGAAGTTATAGCAGAGAATATATTTGAACCACTTAGAAAATGGGTTGGCGGTGCGATAAGAATTAATTCGTTTTTTAGAAGCGCTGATTTAAACAAAGCGATTGGTGGAAGTTCTAAGTCGCAACACTGTGAAGGAAGAGCTATAGATATAGACGATACTTTTGGGCACAAAACTAATGCTGAAATGTACAACTACATTAAAGAAAATTTAGATTTCGATCAAATAATATGGGAGTTTGGAGATGATGAAAATCCTGATTGGGTGCATGTATCTTATGTTTCAGAAGAATCAAATAGAAGCAGGTGCTTAAAAGCTTATAAAGAAAACGGCAAAACTAAATACAAAGTGATATGAAATCAAAAACTAAAAAAGACTCTTGTTACCACAAAGTAAAAAAATCATATAAAGTATTTCCATCAGCATACGCTAGTGGTGCTATTGCCAAATGCAGAAAAGCTAAAGGTAAAAAACGAAAGTAATGGCTGTTAGAAAAACTAAAAAAGGAGCAAGTCTTCAACGTTGGTTTAAAGAAAAGTGGACAGATGAAAAAGGTAACGTATGTGGTTCTACTAAAAACAAAAAAACCAAAAAGTGCAGACCAAGTAAAAGAGTAAGCGGTAAAACGCCTAAGACTTGGAAAGAAATGTCACCTGCTGAAAAGAAAAAAGCAGTAGCTGAAAAGAAAAGAGTGGGTATGGGTGAAAGAACATCATCATTAAAACGTAAAAAATAAATATTATGCCAAAAGTAGGGGGAAAGAAATTCGCGTACACAACAAAAGGAAAAGCAGCAGCTAAAGCTTACGCAAAGAAAACAGGTAAAAAAGCTGTTACTAAAAAAAAAGTAAAAACTAAAAAATCTTGCGGTTGTAAACATTAATAAATATGGCTAAGAAGCAAATAAAGAAAACAACTAAAGGCAAAGACAGAAACTTTTTGTCAACAAAAGAAGGTGCTGGAATGACTAAAAAAGGTGTTGCAGCTTATAGAAAGAAAAACCCTGGCAGCAAATTAAAAACTGCTGTAACAGGTAAAGTTAAAGCTGGCAGTAAAGATGCTAAAAGAAGAAAATCTTTTTGCGCACGTATGAGCGGAATGCCAGGACCTATGAAAGATAAAAAAGGTAGGCCGACTAGAAAAGCCGCTGCTCTTAAAAGATGGAGGTGCTAAGCTATGAGTTGGTTAAGTAGATTATTAGGAAGCGGAACTAAAGGTATTGGCTCATTAGCTAAAGATATACGAGAAGCCATAAAAGGTAAAGAACTTGATCCTAACAAAAAGTTAGAAATAGCAGGTAAACTTGCAGAAGTTCAAACTAAAATAAACGAAGCGGAAGCTACACATAGAACTGTATTTGTTGCAGGGTGGAGGCCTTTTATAGGTTGGGTGTGTGGATTAGGTTTATTATACGCTGTTTTTATAGAACCTTTATTAAGGTTTGTGTTTACAGTAAACGGCTGGGAAATTGAGTTTCCGCATATAGATACAACTATTACAATGCAAGTACTATTCGGAATGTTAGGATTAGTAGGAGCGAGATCATACGAAAAGAAAAACAATTTAACAAAGTAAACCTAAATTGCTTGAATTTTAGGTAATTATAAACAAATAACAATTAAATTAAATTAAATTATGTCAAAAATTAAAAAAGAAGAGTTAGAATCAATCGTATCTAAACAAAACGAAGCAAACAGTGTTATTACAAACTTAGGTTTGTTAGAAGCTAAAAAGCACGAGCTACTACATACATTTGCTCAAGTTAATGCGCAGATTGAAGACATTAAGAAAGACTTAGAGGCTACTTACGGTAATGTAAATATTGATTTACAAACCGGTGAGTACACAGAAATTAAAGAAAATGAGCAAGATAATTAGAAAGATAAGTATCGGTTCAGATTATAAAAATGACGCCATGCACTACGCTGTTAATCAGCAGGTGTATGGTGGTCATATTATAAAAGCTATATTGCACGACGAAGCTAATGGTTCTTACAGTATTTATATTAAAAAAAATGATGAAGTACTACCTTGGAAAAAGTTTAATTGCAACATGGCTATATCTGTTGAATACGATTTAGAGTATTAATGAATAGCTTAGGTCAATTTATTATAAGACCTTTAAATGATAGATATAATAATCAAGTAAAGGTAGGTGATAAAAATCTTATTACTAATACGAAAGTAGAAGATTGGAGATCTGTTAGCAAAGAGGCTGTTGTTGTTTCAACACCTTCTGCTTTAAAAACAGATATAAAACCAGGAGATAAAGTAATAGTGCATCACAATATATTTAGAAGATGGTACGACGTTAGAGGAACGGAAAGGAATAGCTCTACATTTTTTAAAAATAATATGTACTTTGCCAATCCTGATCAAATATATATGTACTATAAAAACGGAGAATGGTGTACTCATATGGATTATTGCTTCGTTGCGCCTATAGTAGAAACAGACGTTTTAAAGAGTCAAAAAGAAAAAGAACTTGTTGGTATACTAAAATACAGCAACGAGTCTTTAAAAGCGCTTAAAATAAACTCAGGAGACTTAATAGGGTTTACACCTAACTCTGAGTTTGAGTTTGTATTTGATAACAAGCGTTTATATTGTATGAAATCTAATGATATTGTAATTAAGTATGAAAATAAAGGAAACGAAAAAGAATATTATCCTAGCTGGGCAAATAGCCGTTGAAGAATTAATTAAAGTAGCTAAAGAAGCTATTGTTGATTCTGATGATGATATTTCTGCAGACAGATTAAAAAATGCTGCAGCAACAAAAAAGTTAGCTATATTTGATGCTTTTGAAATATTACAAAGAATACAGGAAGAAGAGGATAAGTTAAACGATAAACCTAAAGAAGAAAAAGAAGAAAAAGCTTTTAAGGGTTTTGCAGAACGTAGATCTAAATAAGATGTACAAGCAAACTTTATATAGTGTAGAAGAAAACTACATTAAGCCTCAAGTAATAAAGCGAATGAATCGCTATAAAAAGTGGGAATATGGTTACAATGCTGATTATGACGTCGTGGTTATTAGCAAAACTGGAAAGATTGGAGAAATATATAATATCCAAAATCTTAGAATCGCTTTACCAGAAGCAACAAAAAATGTACAAAAACGTTCTGCTAAGAAAGAAGAACAATTCTGGGAGGCTTCAGAATATCCGAAAGAATTAACGAAAATAAAAAGCGTTTTTGATTGGGAAGAGTATCCTCTTGATTTTAAAGAAAAATGGTTTGATTACATAGACCAGCAATTTACATATAGAGAAGAGGGTTTTTGGTTTTACAACAATGGTAAACCAACATATATTACAGGTACTCATTATATGTACTTGCAATGGACTAAGATTGACGTAGGGCATCCTGACTTTAGAGAATCAAATAGATTATTTTTTATATTTTGGGAAGCTTGTAAAGCAGATAGCAGAAGCTATGGAATGTGTTATCTTAAAAATAGGCGTTCTGGTTTTTCTTTTATGTCATCATCTGAAACAGTTCACCAAGCAACTATGTCTAGTGATGCTAGATTTGGTATACTTTCTAAATCAGGTAGTGATGCGAAGAAAATGTTTACAGATAAAGTAGTACCTATTTCCATTAACTATCCGTTTTTCTTTAAACCAATACAAGACGGTATGGATCGTCCTAAAACAGAATTAGCATATAGAGTACCTGCTAGTAAGTTAACTAGAAAAAAATTAGGTTCTAAAGACAAGTTAGAAGAAATTGTAGGGCTAGACACTACAATTGACTGGAAAAATACAGGAGACAACTCTTATGATGGTGAAAAACTAAAGTTATTAGTTCATGATGAAAGTGGTAAATGGGAAAAGCCGGATAACATATTAAATAACTGGAGAGTTACAAAAACCTGTTTAAGATTAGGTAGAAAAGTTATAGGTAAGTGTATGATGGGATCAACATCAAATGCTTTAGAAAAAGGTGGTAATAATTTTAAAAATTTATACAATGCCTCAGATGTCAAGAAAAGGAACCGCAATGGGCAGACTAGCTCAGGATTATATTCTTTGTTCATACCTATGGAATGGAACTACGAAGGATTCATTGATGCTTTTGGATTACCTGTATTCGACACTCCCAAAGAACCAGTCAAAGGAGTCGACGGAGAGCTAATAGATTACGGGGTAATAGAACATTGGGAAAACGAAGTTGAAGGTTTAAAGAACGATCAAGATGGTTTGAATGAATATTATCGTCAGTTTCCAAGAACAGAGAAACACGCTTTCAGAGATGAAGCTAAAGAGTCTATATTTAATCTTACTAAGATATACGAGCAAGTAGACTATAATGAAGATTTAAAAAATACAGCAGTAGTTACAACTGGTAGCTTTGCTTGGGAAAATGGAATGAAAGATACTAGAGTGGTATTTTATCCTAATAAAGACGGTAGATTTAAAATATCTTGGGTTCCTCCGAATAATCTTCAAAATCAGGTGATAATAAAGAATGGTACTAAATACCCGGGAAACGAGCATATGGGTGCGTTTGGGTGCGATAGTTACGATATATCAGGTACAGTAGATAAAAGAGGTTCTAATGGAGCCTTACACGGATTGACTAAATTTAGCATGGAAGATGCTCCACCTAATTGTTTTTTCTTAGAGTATATATCAAGACCACAAACCGCTGAAATGTTTTTTGAAGATGTGCTTATGGCTTGTGTATTTTACGGCATGCCTTTGTTAGCAGAAAACAATAAGCCTAGATTACTGTATCATTTTAAAAGAAGAGGATATAGAGGGTATAGCATGAACAGGCCAGATAAAGTTTGGAATAAACTATCTGTAACAGAAAGAGAAATTGGGGGTATACCAAATTCAAGTGAAGATATAAAACAAGCTCACGCGGCTGCTATTGAATCTTATATAGAAACCCACGTTGGTTATTTAGGAGAAGGTTATGGTAATATGTACATGCAAAGAACCTTAGAAGACTGGGCAAAGTTTAATATAAATAACAGAACAAAACACGATGCTTCTATAAGTTCGGGTTTAGCTATTATGGCTTGTAATAAAAACAGGTATACACCAGTAGCTACTAGGCAAAAAAGTAAAATATCTTTACCTTTTAAAAGATACGACAATAACGGATCTATTTCGAAAATAATAAAATAAATGATAGAAACTAATTACAATAGCTCGTTTCCTACACAAACTGTTAGCGATGAAGAAAAAGCTAGTTTAGAGTATGGGTTAAGAGTAGCTAGAGCAATAGAGCACGAATGGTTCGGAGGTTCTAGATCTTCAAATAACAGGTTTTCGTCGAACTATGCTAGATTTCATCAACTTAGATTATACGCTAGAGGTGAGCAATCTATTCAAAAATATAAAGATGAATTGTCTATAAACGGCGATTTGTCTTACTTAAATTTAGATTGGAAACCTGTACCCGTAATACCTAAGTTTGTAGATATAGTAGTTAACGGTATATCACAAAAAAATTACGATATAAAAGCATTTGCTCAAGATCCTGAATCTAATAGACAAAGAACAGAATACGTGTCTGCTATTGTTGCAGATATGAACACTAGAGAATTCAACGAAAGCATGATGTCTCAATTAGGTATGGATACTTATAATGTAGAAGACCCTTCTATGTTACCTGAAAATGAAAATCAACTTTCATTATATATGCAGCTTGACTATAAGCAAAATATAGAAATAGCTCAAGAGGAAGTAATAAATACCGTGTTAGATACTAATAAGTATACTTTAACAAAGCGTAGATTAAATTACGATTTAACTACCATAGGTATTGCAGCGACTAAAACTAATTTTAATAAAGCGGAAGGTATAACTATTGATTATGTAGATCCTGCTAACTTAGTTTATTCATACACTGAAGATCCTAACTTTGGAGATCTTTACTACGTAGGTGAGTCAAAAGAAGTTACTCTTGCTGAACTTAAAAAAGAGTTTCCTCATCTTGGTAACGAGGAAATGAAAGAAATAGAAAAAATGGCAGGTTCACGTGATTACACCACAGGGTATAGTAGTCACGATGATAATAAAGTAGGTTTAGTATACTTTGAATATAAGACTTACAGAAACCAAGTTTTTAAAATTAAGAAAACAGATCAAGGTTTAGAAAAAGCTATTGAAAAAACAGATGAGTTTAATCCTCCAGAAAATGATACGTTTAAAAAAGTATCAAGAACTATAGAGGTTATATATTCAGGCGTAAAGGTTTTAGGTTATAATAAAATGCTTAAATGGGAACTTGCTGAAAATATGACAAGACCATTTGCTGATACAACTAAAGTTTCTATGAACTACTCTATTTGTGCACCTAGAATGTACAAAGGTAAAATTGAGTCTTTAGTAGGGCGTATTACGGGTTTTGCGGATATGATTCAATTAACTCATTTAAAGTTACAACAAGTAATGGCTAAGATAGTTCCAGACGGAGTGTTCTTAGATATGGACGGTCTAGCAGAAGTTGACTTAGGTAATGGAACGTCGTATAGTCCAGCGGAGGCTTTGAATATGTATTTCCAAACCGGTAGTGTTGTAGGTAGATCACTCACGCAAGACGGAGATATGAACAGAGGTAAAATACCGGTTCAGCAATTAACATCGTCTTCAGGTCAAGGTAAAATAGCATCTTTAATTAATACGTACCAGTATTACTTACAAATGATTAGAGATGTAACTGGATTAAATGAAGCGAGAGATGGAAGCACTCCAGATAAAAACGCTTTAGTAGGGTTGCAAAAGATGGCTGCTAATCAATCAAACGTAGCTACAAGACATATATTACAAGCTAGTTTGTATTTAACTCTTAAAACTTGTGAAAACATATCTTTAAAAGTAGCTGATGTAATAGAGTTTCCTTTAACTAGGCAATCAATAGAATCAAGTATTTCTGTGTACAATGCTGAAATATTAAAAGAAATTGTAGATTTAAACCTTCACGACTTTGGAATCTTTTTAGAATTAGAACCGGACGAAGAAGAAAAACAACAGTTAGAACAAAACATACAGGTTGCATTACAAGCTGGTGGAATTAACTTAGAAGACGCTATCGATATTAGACAAATAAAAAATATTAAACTAGCTAACGAGTCTATCAAATTTAGAAGAAAGAAAAAAGAAGAAGCAGATAGAGCAGCTCAGCAAGCTAATATACAAGCGCAAGCACAAGCAAACGCTCAAGCGTCAGAAGCAGCAGCTATGGCAGAAGTTCAAAAGCAACAAGCTTTAGCTCAAACTAAAATACAAATAGAGCAATCAAAATCTCAATTTGATATTCAAAAGCTACAACAAGAGGCTGAGATTAAAAAGCAATTAATGGAGGTAGAATTCCAATACAATATGCGTTTAGCAGAGGCTCAATCTGGTGTAAAAAAAGAAGAAGAAAAATATAAAGAAGATCGTAAAGACGATAGAACAAAAATACAAGCAACTCAACAAAGCGAGTTAATTGATCAAAGAAAAAATGATTCTTTACCGAAGAATTTTGAATCAGCTGGGTTTGACAACCTCGGCGGATTTGGCCTAGAGCAATTTGAGCCTAGGTGATAACTATTTACTAATTTTATAATATTATATCATGTCAGACACAATTAAAGTGGATCTTAGAGAAGGTCCTAAAACAGTTGAAGATAACGTTACTAAAGTAGACTTATCTAAAACAGAAAAAACAGAAACAGATGCCGTTCAAGAGCAAACAACAGATGAAGCTGTGCTTCAAGATGAAAAGCCCGAAGTGGGACTGCAAGAAGTGGTTGAAGAAAACAAACAAGAAGAAGTTGAAGAAGTAATTACAATAGGTGAAACTCCAGAAGAAGTAACTAAAGAACAAGTTCTTGAATCTGCTCCTAAAGCTGATTTACCTGAAAACGTAGAAAAGCTAGTTGATTTTATGAAAGAAACTGGTGGGACTTTACAAGACTATGTAAGGTTGAACGCTGATTATAGTAATGTGGATTCAGATACATTGTTAACAGAATACTACAAACAAACAAAGTCACATTTAGACGCTGCTGAAATTGATTTTTTAATGGAAGACAGTTTTGAGTTTGACGAAGAAATAGATGAGGAGCGAGACATCCGCAAAAAGAAACTCGCAAAAAAAGAAGAGGTTGCAAAAGCAAAAAAGTTTTTAGAAGGTCTGAAAGACAAATATTATTCGGAAATCAAGTTGAGACCGGGTATGTCGCTAGAACAAAAAGAGGCTTCAGAGTTTTTTAACCGATACAATGAGAATCAGAAAATAGCTGAGCAACAGCATTCTGCATTTAAGGAAAGTACTAAACAAATGTTTAACCAAGATTTCAAAGGTTTTGATTTCAAATTAGGTGAAAAAACATTTAGATATGGCATTCAAAATGTAAGTAAAGTTGCAGAAAACCAATCAAACATTAATAACCTTATTGGGAAGTTCCTAAATAACAAAGGTGAAGTAACGGATACGAAAGGTTATCACAAAGCTATTTATGCTGCTGAAAATGTAGATACTATCGCAAAACACTTTTATGAGCAAGGCAAGGCTGATGCAGTAAAAGACGTAGTTGCAAAATCTAAAAACACAAGCTTAGAAGCGAGGTCGACGGCGCCTTCTGAAGTTACTGTTGGCGGATTTAAAGTACGAGCAATAAGCGGTGTTGATTCTTCAAAATTAAAAATTAAAAAAACATTTAACAATTAAACATTAAAACATTTTATTATGGCATTATCAGGTGGATCAGGCTTAACGCCTTTCGCAAAAAAATCGGTATTATCAACAAACTATATCGACTTTACAAGTGCTGACGCAAACAGTGCAAACTGGGCTCAGCAATACATTCCAGAAGTATACGAAGCAGAAGTTGAAAGATACGGAAATCGTACTATTGGAGGATTTTTAAAAATGGTAGGAGCTGAAATTCCTATGACTTCTGACCAAGTAGTATGGTCTGAACAAAACAGATTACATGTTTCTTACGAAGGATTAACTCTTTCTGCTGCAGGAGCATTAGCTAATTTACCGGCTAATAACGTTTTAGCTGTTGGACAAACTATTTTGGTTATTAAGTCTGACGGAAGTAAATCTGCAAAAGCTTATGTATCTGCAATCACGAATGGAACTACTGTAGCTATTAAAGGTTACTCTAAAAGCGTATCTGAAATAGAAGGCTTAGTTGGAGGAACTGGAGTAAAGGTATTTGTTTATGGATCTGAATACAAAAAAGGAACTGATACTACTGCTGTATCTGTAGAGCCTTCTTTCACTCAGTTTTCTAACAAACCAATTATCATTAAAGATAAGTATGAAGTAAGTGGATCTGACGCATCTCAAATTGGATGGGTAGAAGTAACTACTGAAGGAGGAGACTCTGGATACTTATGGTACTTAAAAGGTGAAGGGGAAACTCGTTTACGTTTTGAAGACTATTTAGAAATGGCTGTTATTGAAGGGGAGAAAAAATCAGGCAACGGAGATGTTCCAACTGGAATTGAAGGTACTGAAGGTTTATTCGCTGCTGTATCAGGTAGAGGACAAGTTGACAACGCGTTTGCTGGATCATTAACTGACTTTGACAACATTCTTAAAGGATTAGATAAAGAAGGATCTATTGAAGAAAACATGTTATTCTTGAACAGAACTACTGCTTTAGCTTTTGACGATATGCTAGGAGCTATAAATGCTAATTACGATGGAGGTACTTCTTTTGGAGTATTCAACAACTCTGAGCAAATGGCATTAAACTTAGGTTTCTCTGGGTTCAGAAGAGGTTCTTACGACTTCTACAAAACTGACTGGAAATACTTAAACGATGCTTCTACAAGAGGAATTGCTGCTGACGCTTCTATTAACGGTGTACTTGTACCTGCTGGAACTTCAACTGTATACGACCAATCACTTGGACAAAATATCAGACGTCCATTCTTACACGTACGTTATAGAGCTTCTGAAGCTGACGACAGAAGAATGAAGTCTTGGTTAACTGGATCAGTTGGTGGAGCTGCTACATCTTCTTTGGATGCAATGGAAGTTCACTTCTTATCTGAAAGATGTTTATGTGTACAAGGTGCTAACAACTTTGTATTATTCACATAATCAAGAGTATATTATTGTAATTTTTACCCTCGTATAATCTACGGGGGTAACTATTACCTTTATTAAATTATTAAATCTTATTATATTATGGCTAAACAAGCTACAGCAAAAAAAGTAGAGGTTGCACCTCAACCAATAGTAGAAACTAAAAAAGTATCTACACCAGTACAACCCACGGAACCAAAGTGGGAAATAAAAGACAGAAGCTATTACTTAGCTGGAAATGAAGAGCCTTTAACATTTAGACTTAAAGCTAGACATTCAAGATTAAAACCTTTGCTTTACTTTGATGAAGAGCAAGGTATTCAAAAAGAAATTAGATATGCAACTAATCAGCAATCTCCATTTGTGCAAGATCAAAACGGAGAGGCTACATTAGGGCAAATTGTTTTTGAAAACGGTATATTATCTGTACCTAAACAAAAGCAAAATTTACAAAAACTACTATCATTATTCCACCCTGACTTAAACAGTAGGTATTACGAGTTTGATGCTCAGGAGGAAGCTAAAGATGATTTAGAAGATTTAGAACTAGAATTTGAAGCAATCTCCGCTGCAAGAACAATGGATGTTGATCAAGCAGAAGCAATATTACGAGTTGAAAAAGGCTCTGAAGTATCTTCTATGAGTTCTAAGGAAATAAAAAGAGATTTATATATCTTTGCTAAAAGTAATCCAGGTCTATTTATAGAATTA